ACGCAGGGCTGATAGACAATGTAGCTGTTGAAGAACCAGTCGCAGCAGCAGTTACAGTGAACTGTTGCAATGAACCAGTTGATTCACGTGTTTGTGGGTTAACAGCGTAAACGTCTTGGATTGTAAATACGTCGCCAACGTTCCAAGTCTTGCTTGAGCCTGTGAAGCTAATACCAAGAGTTGTTGCGCCTTCAGTAGTTACAGTTGAAGTTACAGAAATGCCTGTACCCCAGTCGCCGTTTGTATGTTGCTTGATAGACTGTGACATATTAACTTCGTCAAAGCCTAACACGCCCATACCCATCATACCGTTCTTGAATTGACGGCTGATAGTGTCTGTTGGGTTAAACAAACCTTTCATACCTTCAACCAAGCCAGCGTTAGCTGCTGGGTTAACAGTAGCGTAGCGTGGTGACATAACAGCAGCGTTTTCGTTCAACTTCTGTTGAGCTTGTAAAAGCACCAAAGATGTTGAAGGAGTTGTGCCAGGGGTACCAACTGAGTTACCGATTGCTTTGTAAGCGTTAGCTACGTCAGCGTCGATAGAAGAAGCCAACTGAGAGATACGTGGTTTCAAAACACGCTCTGCAAAGTCGTCTAACTGCATTGTCAATTCAGCAGATGTGAAGTTCACGCCAATGTGCTTTTGGTTAGCAACTGACAAAGTTGTGAACTGTTCGTTATCTGACTGAACTTGCAAAGCTGCGCCGTCAGTTACCAAAGCGCGGTCTGGTAAACGGATACGCAATGTAGAACCAATTTTAGCGCCTTCTACAGCAAAAGAGTCGTCATATTGACGGTTTACGTTACGAGTTAAGACAAGATTGTTCTCGAGGATTTCTAGGGCCTTACGAGTAATCATGTCAATGGTTAAGATTGAGTTTGACATATTATTCTTTCAAAAAATGGGTTAGCGGTTTCTCTGAGCTTCGTACTTCTTGATCTGGCGTTGGCGTTCTGCTTCAATCCATTCTGATGTGCTCATGCTTTTAAGCGAGCGTGGATCAGTGGTGTCGAAAGCAGGTGAACCAGAGGTTCTAGCCGTCACCGGAGCAATAGGCGCCGGAGCATTCGAGGTTTTCTTTACTGGTGGATTGTCAGCTAATTTGCTTTCAATCTTACCAATTTCCTTCGCTTGCATGAGTGCTGATAAACGAGAAATACGTTCAGCTTCCTTAGGGTTACTACCTAGATAATAGGCAATATCTGGCCCAACTTCGGACTGCTGTATCGTCTGAGCCATTGCGTCGGTGATTGGAAGTTTAGGGTTGTAAGCGACTTGTTCAAAGTCATCATACTTATTCCTAGCTTCTTCTTCACGTTCGTGAAACGACTCAAGGAGTTCGGCTTGCTGTCTAGCTTGCTCTCGTCTAGCGAGTAGTTCTTCTGCCTTTCGTTCTGCCAATAACTCGGCATATTCTTCAGGCGATTCAAACGAATCGACAGGCGGGAGTTCGGCTGGTACTGTGCGCTTGGCTTGCATTTCTGCTTGCTTTGCAGCCTGTTCTCTTTCCCACTTACGTTGCTCTCTTGCGAGCCTTTTGCCAATCGCAGCGTCTAATTCTTCTTGTGTGAAGGTCTTAGCGGCCTGCTCAACTGGCGTTTCTTCCGGCGCTACTACTTCGGTCTCTGGTGCAGCCGTTGCTTCCAGTTCCGGCGCGGGTACTTCCGCTGGTACTACTTCTTGACTTTCGTCCATTTTTTGTTTCCTTAGAAACCCTGATGATCCGCACCAGTACGGTTTATTTACTTAATATATTCTTTATAAATCTGTTCGTCAAGCGGTTAATTAGCCCACACAGGAATCCAATACAAAACACCTGCTTGACGTATAGGCATCCACCCTGCGGGTGAAGCACCTGTAGTAGCACCTGGTTTAGTAGTGGATGTAAACGTTGCGGTGGATGATCCGTTAGCTAATGCGTCAGTTCCGATACTGCCGTCAGCAAAAGCTAAAAATACGTTAGCGCCTGCCGAATCTTTAATCGCCATGGCATTTGCTGTAGTTGTGCTACCCAACGTAACGTTAAAATTTCCGTCGGCTTGTGCAAATTTAACTAAACCTTGAGTGCCAGTCCCTGTAAACTCTGGTTGGCTAACGCTTATGTTGCCTAGATATACAACATCCGCGTTAGTACTACCAATATCTACTGCGCCAGAAACATAATCTTGATATTCGTTGTTTAAAACAGTAATATTGTCTGAGTTTTCGCATTGTATTGCCGTTTTAGTAGGGTATGTAGGGCCTGCATAAAAACGATTGGCGGTAACTAAAACTGATCTAGCTTCTTGTATGTACAAATCAAAGTTTCTATTGCTTGCGGTTGACCCGTTTTCTTCAAAATGACATCCATAAATAGAACAACGACCTATGGTTGGGCCACCTGTTTTACCAAACTGAACTATGGCTGTATCTGTAAGGGCGGTTTGACCACAACTCTCAAAATTACAGGCTATTACGTTAGTAAGGCCACCAGTAGATATGACAATAGCTTGGTTTGCTAAATTTGAAAAACGGCAGTTATCAATTAAAAGTTCAACTTGTGCAAGTCCGTCTTTAATACCGTTGTTTAACCACCTAAAATAACTACCAGTAATAGCGTTATTATTGTTAAAGGCCACGATTGTTGACGCAAAATTAACTCCGTAGCCTGTTGTATAAGTGCTAGTTGCGCCTTCAAACCGGCAATTTAAAACTTTACACTGCATGGTGCCTGATTCAAAACGCACAATATCGCGTGTTGTAGCTACGGGCTTAACAATGATAGAGTCAAAAACAACAAACTGACGTGTTTCACCATCTGGCCCAATAACAAAAACATCTCCTGTGTGGGTTGGTTGAATAGTTGCGCCGTTACCTTTTGTTATGATGTTGTCATCAACAATACTGATGGCAGCTGTAGTTTTATACTGCCCTGGCGGGAAATACACTGTGCCACCACCAATAGGCGCTGTAGCTGTAATAGCCGCAGGTAAAGAATCATACGCTGCTTGAATTGCAGTTGTACTATCTGCAACACCTGTTGGATCCGCGCCAAAATCAAGCACGTTGGCTTGGGCGCCTGTAATCATTGCGTAGGTAGCTTTAGTTAATGACATACTAAATCCTTATTTTGATGTTGCTTGTAATTCTGCGTTTAACAATCTTTGAGGATAAACAGATAACTTTTGAACATATCCGTTTAAAAATAATGCCCCCGCACGGTTTCCTAAACCCATGCGGTTAGGTGTAACTGGAACTGCCCCTGTGTTATCGGTAGAAGGTGCGAGGCTGTTTAATGAAGCGGCAAAGCTATTGGCTGCGCTTGTCATACTTGCTTTGTATGTAGTTCCTGCCGTGCTTCCCGCGTTAATTAAACTACATGAGTCAGCTGCACCCGATCTTACGTTCCAAACAATTGAGGTGGAGTTATTGACATATAACTGAGATAAATTATTTGTTGTGCCATCTGACACAGTAAAAACCATTGGGTTAGTACCCGAACCAACAGAAAAAGAACTCCATTGAGCAAAAAATGTATTGGCTGTAGCGTTATACCAATCGCTAAAATTCGTACCCGTCATGTTTGCAACATCAGCGTTGCGGGTTAATGCTGTGGTGGTTGTAGGGATGTAGCTTGTGGCAAAAGCGCCTGCTTCGACCTGAACACCCCAAGCTAGCACGCCACTTGTGCCATTACCTGTGGTTAGGTTATACAAACCACAGCGAATCAAACCTGTTAAAGAGGTGGTCGTGCCTGTTACAGTCACGCGATACCAACTATTACCCGCTGCAGTTATGGTAGCGGATACGTTAGTTGGTGGTGTGCCAGATGTGGCTGTAGCGACTGATACAGCACTTAAATCTACGTTAACTTGTGCTTCGCCAATATACGCACCGCCGCCTTGACGAATAATCATTCGTAGCTGGTATGTAGTCATACCATTGGCTTTTAGGTAGATTGAGTACGTATATGCAGTGCTTGCCGCACAAGCTTGAGTTTGGTATACCTGTGCGCTACCTGCGCCTGTGCCGTTATTAGGTGTAACGCTATTTGCGGTGTTGGTGTTAGCTGGTGATGTACCACCTGTAGCACTTATAGCGTTATTTGAGTTTACCCAGTTAACTGTTGTTAAATTGGCACTATCTAAATAAATGTTTGATCTAGCTTCTTCAATTAACAAACCTCTGCAAGCTAAAGTTACAGGGTTAAAGT